GCGTCAGACACCACAGATTAGATCTATAGTGACGTACAGTGATCAGATGCAGAAACAAACGAAAAGTTTCGAATATTTGCATTACTGGCTGGAAGGAAAATCCTCCACCGCAGAGATGGTCGATCAATGTCCGAAAGGACATCGCGAGACCATTAAGGTAATCTGCGGTTTTGCGGAGGGCGGCATTCACGGGGAAATTGCCGCCCACGACATGGCTAACGTCTATCGTAGCCTGTCGCGGATATTCCGGATGGCGCCCCTAACCCCTGCGGATGTGAATCCCTGGTTGGGGCGGTGGAAGAAGTGGTCAGAGGAGGGGCACCTTACTTCGATTTTGAAGTGGTGGGGTGCGGCCCTCTATTCTTATGCGGTGGGACAGCCGTTGCCAGCTGTCCCGGCCGCCATTCTTCATCCGAAAGGTGAGGCTACGGACTGGGTTAAGCCACCCTTGTTCTCCCAGGTTATACCTGGGAGGGCTGGGCGCTTCCTGAAGTCTGTCGTGCGCAAGCTCCGTAAGAAGCTTTGCCAAGACGACAAGCCGCTGCATTCCCGTTCTCTTGGGAAGGCATTACACCTCCGGTTCTTAAACAAGGGTACCGCCGTGGTCTCGAAGGAAGAGATTCGCGGGGGCCTGTTGAAGCATCGTAAAGCGTTGACCGAAGTCGATGGTTTCCGCGCACGGGACGAGGGACACAAGTCCCTCCTCCGGCGTCTTATGGTGGAGATTCGTCGAACGACAATCGAAGTTTTCGGGAGGGAAACGTTCGTACACAGGGAGAAGCCCTATTTTCCGTCGAGGAAAGGGCATTTTAATTCTCCCGGGATCGAAGGGGGGGCGGCGACCTATGTCCTGCTGGAGCTCCAGGGTAAGACCCGAGCTTTCCGCGGATTTGGTCTGCACCCCGACAAGGCAGTCAATCTGACTCCCCTGACTGATGAGTCTCAACACGCGTTTGCTCTTCGCGTGGTGGATTTGTTGGGTGAGGAGATAGTGAGCGAGGAACCCTTCCTCGCCTCACCGATCGCGGTTCCTGAACCGTGTAAGGTGAGGGTTGTCACAAAGGGACCTGAGTTCGCCTACTGGTATCTGCGAGATCTACAGCAGTTTATGTGGCGCGTGCTCAAGAAGCATCCCTGCTTCGCGTTGATCGGGGAACCGATCAGCGGCGAATTGTTAGCAAAAAGATTCCGGGGGACTCCCCAAGGAACGACGTTTGTCTCGGGTGACTACAAGGATTCAACGAATTGTTTGATGGCGAAAATGTCGCGAGGTGCTGCCAAGTGTCTTGCCGACTGTGTCGGCCTCTCAGCTCTCGACCGCAAGATCTTTATTGCGAGTCTGGTAGGGCATACCCTCGAATATAAGGAGGGTGAAGGGAGGAAGGCGAAGTCGGTAAGGCTTAGGCAGACGAATGGTCAGCTGATGGGATCCCCATCAAGCTTTCCCATCCTTTGTCTCATCAATGCTGCGATCTGCAGGTATGCGATGGAGACTAATGGGTTTGACGCACAGAAGGAGAACGATTGGGCTGATGAACCGCCACGGTTCATGAGCCTTCGTGAAGCTCCTCTGCTAGTCAACGGGGATGATTGCGTGTTCGCTATTGACAAGGATTTCCGATTCTGTCTATGGGAAAAGATAGCCGGTGTTAGTGGGATGGAGAGCTCCGTGGGGAAGACCTATGTCTCCGCGAAGTTCATTCAAATGAATTCCACCACTTACATTATTGAGGCTCATCCCGTTGTACGTGAGTCGTCTCGGGGGCGTGTAAGGCACGTCCTACCCTCCGAGATTTGGTTTTCCCTCGTACCTTATGTCAATGTAGGCTTTCTGTCCCCCTTCGATCCGAAGGGCGGCCGGGAAAGGACCTACCGAGATTTGCCAGCGTTGGCAAGAAAATTTATCGAGGGTCATACGCCCGAGCGGGCGGACGAGATGATGGGTTGGTTTTTGAGGGATCATAAGAAGATCCTGGGAACCCTTCCTGTCGGGATGTCCTATTGGTTGCCAGCCCATCTGGGCGGCCTGGGACTTCCCATCACTCGGCACCTGGGTCCGGAGCATTTCTCGGACTTTCAGTTGAATTTCGCAGAGTTCCTCCTACATCACGAGGAGGAACCCACCACCTTTCCGTCAGAGGAAAAGGAGGTTCCCGAATGGGTGCGGGCCGGTGAACGTTGTGCCTCGAAGATGAGGCAGCGACAAAAGGGGGATCGTAATCCGAATCCCTGGGGCGATGAGCGGCAAATCCGGGAAGACGAGCAGTTCGTCTACTGGGCGCAAGCTCTTTTGCCTTCTCTTGATGAGAACGCAGTCGTCCCTGCTTCCTCTGGGAACTTCTATAGGCTCCGGAAACGCTTTATGCGACCCCCGAAGGGGGGCGCGCAAGTCCGGGCCCACAGTCCCATTGGAACTCTTTTGACAGATCCTTCACCCCATATGGTGATGAAGCCTGGTCTCTGCGATCTCGTAGAGAGCCAAGGGTACCATCCCTGGGATCTGTATGGTAGGATAGCCAGTATAGTAGAAGACCGTCCTTACGAGGCGCCTGTGCGCCCGCAAGGCCGGCATGTTTATTTGGGTGGAATGGACTTCGAGCTCTTCGAAGGTCATTTTTGCATCCGATCGGATCGACACGGGGAGAAGGAGAAGATCTCCTCCTGCCGCGAGGGCCTGATGATGTCTACAATCGTAAATGACTGTCAAAAATTCGCGACAAGGGGAGCTGTCTCCGCCTGTGGTTGATAACGGCTTCTGCAAGG